AGGCACAAGATATAGTCTTGTGGTATGGCATTTAGGGAGGCCTTTTAGATAATGTTTATAAATAGTTATTTTCCAACCATGGTTTGGAGTGAGGAAAAACCAGAGTTTGTTAAATCGTTAAACAAAGCGAGTAATAAATATATTCAAGAAGCTCGTAAGAGAGAAAAAGAATATATAAAAAAACATGGTGACTTTGGAAGATCTTACCACTCAACACCACTTACGGTCGACAATGATTTTTTAGATTTTAGAAATTATATTGGTCAAAAGTCTTGGGAGTATCTAGACCATCAAGGTTATGATATGTCTAAATATACAACTATGTTTAGTGAGTTGTGGGTACAGGAGTTTTCTAAAAAAGGTGGTGGACATCATTCGGCACATATACATTGGAATCAACACGTATCAGGTTTTTACTTTTTAAAATGTAGTGATAAAACCTCTTATCCTGTATTTCACGAACCAAAGACTGGTGCAAGAACAACTAAATTACATATGAAACCAGACATAAAAGGTATATGGCCTGGTCATGAACAGTTTCATCTTAAACCAAAACCAGGTACACTTATTATATTTCCAGGTTATTTAGAACATGAGTATGCGGTGGATCATGGTAAAGAACCGTTTAGATTTATACATTGGAATATACAAGCAGTTCCAAAAGAAATGGCTAAAGATGTTTAAAAAGAAAAAGTATACAGTAATCAGACAAGCTATATCAAAAGACCTAGCAGTTTTTGTTGCAAATTATTTTAGGATGCAGAAACAGGTTTATGATACTTGTAGACAAGCAAGATACTTTTCACCTTTTGAAAATATACTAGGTTATTATGAAGCAGAGAATGAACAGATACCAAACACTTATTCTTCTTATGGCAATATCGCCATGGAGACTTTATTACTTAAATGTCAACCGGGTATGGAGAAAGCAACAGGATTAAAATTATATCCATCTTATACATACGCGAGAATATACAAAAAAGGTGATGAATTAAAAAGACACAAAGATAGATTCTCCTGTGAGATATCCACAACCATGAATCTTGGTGGTGATGATTGGCCAATATATTTAGAACCATCTGGAGAAGTAGGTAAGAAAGGTGTTAGAGT